TGAACCCGAGGACGGGTAGGCGTCGTCGGCGTCGTGGGGTGCTGTCGCGGCCGCGCGGGTGGGGCAAGAGTCCGGTGCTGGGTGCGTTGATGGCGGCGGAGGCTCTGGCGCCGGTCGTGCCGGACGGATGGGATGCCGACGGCCAGCCAGTTGGAAAGCCGTGGTCGCTGGTCAGGACACCGATCGTGCAGGTGGCGGCCGTGTCCGAGGAGCAGACGAAGAACACGTGGGATCCGCTGCTAGAGATGCTCCGCGAGGGCTCGGTGGTGGATGAGTACCCAGGTGTGGAGCCGCTCGACACGTTCGTGAACTTGCCGAAGGGCCGGATCGAGCGGATCACCAGCTCGGCGAGCACCACCAAGGGCAATAAGCCGGTGTTCGCGGCGCTGGACCAGACCGAGGAGTGGGTGAAGTCCAACGGTGGGCTGAACCTGTTCCAGAAGATCAAGAACAACACCGCGAAGATCGGTGGCTCGTTCGTCGAGTCGCCGAATGCGTTCATCCCAGGCCTGGGGTCGGTGGCTGAGCAGTCGGCGGCCTATTGGGACTCGATCGAGTCCGGCCGGGCTCGGGACGATGGCCTCTACTACGACCACCGCGAGGCGCCGGAGTCGACGAGCTTGGTCGACCGCGAGTCGCTGGTGCTCGGTCTGCGGATCGCGTACGGCGACTCGTCCGGTCACGACGGCGGTTGTCTGCTGCACGAGCCGGCGTGCCCGCCTGGGCATGTCGATCTGGACATCCTGGTGGGCACGATCTGGGACCCGACCTCGGATGTGCAGGAGTCGCGTTCGGACTTCCTGAACCAGGTCACACACGCATCGGATAGTTGGCTGTCGAAGCCCGAGGTCGGCGCCTGTCGAGATTTGGCGAAGTGGATCCAGCCGGGCGACATGATCACGCTCGGGTTCGACGGGTCACGCAAGCGGTCCACGGCAGTCACGGACGCGACCGCATTGATCGGGTGCCGGGTGTCCGACGGTCACCTGTTCGAGCTTCGGGTGTGGGAACAGCCGAACGGACCGGAGGGCAAGGACTGGTCGGTCCCGGAGATCGAGGTCGACGCCGAGGTTCGGGACGCGTTCAAGCTGTACAACGTGGTCGGGTTCTTCGCGGACCCGGCGAAGTGGGAGACCTGGCTGGTGGCGTGGGAGGCCGCGTTCCACGAGAAGCTGAAGGTCAAGGCCACGCGTGACCATCCGATTCATTGGTGGATGACCGGTGGTCGATCCCACCTGGTTGTGCGGGCCACGGACCAGCTGCACACCGCGTTCGTGAAGGGCAGCTGCACCTACGACGGTTCGTCGGCGCTGACCCGGCACCTTTTGAACGCACGTCGACGGGCAAGCAACGCGGGAACCCAGATCGCGAAAGCGCACCCGGAGTCGGACAAGAAGATCGACGCCGCCGTAGCCGCGATCCTGGCGTGGCAGGCCCGGTTGGCCGCGATCGCCGCTGGCCTGGCCGAAGAGGCCGAAGAGGCCGGCTCGTACGCGTTCTGACGAGAGGGGGTGCTCGTGCCGCTGGTTGATGCCGACAGCGTGTTGTCGCCGGCGTGGTGGTTGCTGCGTCTGGGTCGCCAGCTGCGCGACCGGAAGCAGAAGAAGCTGACGCTGTACCGGGAGTACTACCGCGGTGAGCAGCTGCTGCCGCAGATCCCCGTTGAGGACCGGAACGCGTGGCTGGAGTTTCAGCGCAAGGCTCGCACGAACATGTGCAAGATGGTCGTGCGCGCCACCGTCGCGCGCCAGCTGTGCATCGGCGTGAACGACGGCCACGGCAAAGAGGACGCTCAGGCGTGGGAGTGGCTGCAGCGCAACCGGTGGGACTCGCAGCAGAAGAAGCTGTTCCGCGCCATCCGGTCGACCGGCTGGGGTTACACGATGGTCAGCGAGCATCCGCGCCGGCCGCGGCAGCCGCTGATCACGGTGGAGCATCCGGACCAGGTGATCGTCGAGCGGGACCCGGCGACGGGTGATGTGCGGGCCGCGTTGAAGGCGTGGTGGGACGACATCGAGCGGGTGGGCCGCGCGAGCCTGTATCTGGCGCCGGAGACCGCGGCCGGGAAGACGATGAACCACCGGTTCAAGACGGAAACGTGGTCGCCGAACCGGGCGCTGCCGTGGGGAGAGACGAACTGGGAGGAGTCCGGAGATCCGGTTGTCACCCGGTTCGATCGGCCGCCGGTGGTGCCGTTCGAGAACATCCCGGATCTGGGGGAGGAGCCGGAACCGGACTTCTGGGAGGTCCGTGACATCCAGGATCGGTTCAACCTGCAGGTCCTGAACCGGATGTTCGTCGAGCGGAACATGGCGCAGCCGCAGGCATATGCGGTCGGCGCGAAGGTGAAGAAGCGGGTCGACCCGATCACCGGTCTCGAGGTCGCTGAGAATCCGTTCCCGCGCGGCCGCGCGAGTGTGTGGGTGAACGAGAACGAATCGGGTTCGTTCGGGCAGCTGCCGCCGGCGGACCTGAACAACCTGCTGATCGCGCACGCTTTCGAGATCCGCACGCTGTTCGTGTTGACGTCGACGCCGGCGTACTACATGCCCGGTGACCTGGTGAACGTGTCGACGGACACGGTGATGGCGTTGGACGCCAACCATGTCGAGAAGGTCCGCGAGCTGAACACGGACGACGGCGAGGGCATCGAGGAGACTCTCGGGCTGGCCGCGCAGATCGCCGGCGTGGACAGCGACTTCTCCCAGCATGAGGTGCGGTGGCAGGACCCGCGGCACCTGAACCCCGCGGTCCTGGCGGACATGGGCGTGAAGAAGAAGAACATGGGGTGGCCGCTGGCGATGGTCGCCGAGGACATGGGGGAGTCGCCTCAGCGCGTGTCCCGCCTGCGCACGGAGGCCGCGGCGGAGGCGATGCAGCAGGCCGCGTTGGCGCCGACCTTCCAGCAGGCTGGACAGCCGCGGCAGACGTCGACGACGGGCCAGCAGGAGACGGCTCAGCTGGCCGCAGCGGGTCTGGCGACGGGCGCGGCATAGCTGATGGGTGTCCGGGAGCAGGCGGCGCTGCTGCGGCAGCTGCTGGACGGGCGCCGCCGGGTGAGGGCCGCGCTGATCGCATGGGTTACACGCTGGTTCGCGGCGGCCGATTCGTTCCGGGACGCCGACCGGGACCGGTTCGTGCGCGATTTCACGCCGGTGGCGATCGGCGCGCAGCAGGCGAGCGCGTCGCTGATGTGGGCGTTCCAGGACCGGTTGTTGGCGGACATGACCGGCGACCAGGACACGGCCGCACCGCTGGACATGGACACGGTGTCCGGTGAGGCGCTGCGCGGTGTTCCACCTGAGACGGTGTATGGGCGGCCGTTCACCGAGATCTGGCGCGTTCTCGCCGACCAGGACGCCCTGAAGGAAGAGCTGATCCAGGAAGCCCGGGACGCCGGCGAACCGGTCGCGCAGGTTGAGGCGCGGCTGGCAGCGGAGAAATCACTCACGAAGGCTGTGGCCGCCGGCGAGCGGCGCGCGAAGCTGATCGGTGTCACCGACCTCGAGCTGGCAGAGCGTGAGGCGGCCCACCAGGTGCTCACCACCGACCGCCGGGCACCGCGGTACTACCAGCGCGTGTTGACCGGCGACGAGAACTGCGGTCTGTGCATCGTCGCATCGACGCAGCGGTACCGGCGCGAGGAGTTGCTGCCGATCCATCCGGGCTGTGACTGCGTTGTCGAGCCGCTGCCGGACGGTGCCCGTCACGTCGTCGACGAGCAGCTGCTTGTCGCGGCCCATGCGGCGATTCAGGACCGGTTCGGGATCTCCGACCGGTCTGCGCGGGCGATCGACTACCGCAAGATCCTGCTCGTGCGCGACCACGGCGAACTTGGCCCCGTGCTGACGGTGGCCAAGCACAGGTTCACCGGCCCAGACGGCGTTCCTGCGCCTCGGCCGGCCTGACCGGACGCCGCCACGGCGTCGGTCCATCACCACACCCGACATGGGAGAACACATGCGCACGACCTTGGTCGACGTTTGCCTGCCCACCCATCCGACGTTGCGGCACCCGCGCACGGGTGAGCCGCTTCGCGCGGTAGGTGTCGGCCGGCGGGGACCGATCTGGCCGGTCCTCGGCGGCGACGGCACCGGCGACGGCACCGGCGACGGTGGCCAGCAGGGAGGGCAAGGCGGCGGCCAGTCCGGCGGCACCGGCGACGGGCAAGGTGCTGGCGGCCAGTCCGGTTCTGGTGGTACCGGCGGGCAGGGCGCGGGCCAGCAGGGCGCCGCCGGGACTGGAGCGGGCGGTCAGAGCGGATCCGACACGGATAATGCCGACCGCGGCTATCCGGCCAACACTCCGGTCGCCGACATGAACGCCGCCCAGCAGGCCGCCTACTGGAAGTTCCACGCGCGCAAGCACGAGGGTGCCTTCAAGGGCCTCGGTCTCACGCCGGGCCAGGAAGCGGCCGAACTGGAGCGACTGCGCGCGGACGCGGCCGACCTACAGAAGCGCAAGGACGCGGAGCTGTCCGATGTGGAGCGGCTCACCAAGGAGCGCGACGAGTTCGCCGTCAAGGCCCAGGAACTCCAGATCGCGCAGATCCGCACGACCGCCGCGGCGACCGCCGGACTGCCGGCCGACATGGCCCAGTTCATCACCGCGGTCGAGGCCGACAAGGCCAAGGAGCAGGCCGAGACGCTGAAGGCGCGTCTGGCGCCAGCCGGCCCCGCTGGCGGGCACGACCAGGGATACCGCCGCCAGGCGCCGACCTCAGGCGCCGCCGCCGGTCTGGCCGAGGCACAGCGGCGTGGGTTCGTGAAGCCGGCGCAGAACACCAATACCTGAGAGTGAGACAACCATGAGCACCGACATCTCGGTGATGAAGACCCAGTACCAGACGGAGAAGCGCGACTGGCTGCTCGGCTCGCACGGCACCGACCCTGGGGCCACGCCGTCGATCGTCCTCGACGTGTCCGCGTTCACCGCGGGCACCCACTACCCCAACGGGTTCATCCCGTCCGGCATGAACCTCGCGAAGATCACCGCGTCCGGCCTGTACGGGCCATACACGGTGTCCAACGAGGTCCAGACCATCACCGAGGGCGGGGCAGGTCTGACGTCGTTCACGCTCACGTGGAACGGCCAGACGACCGCATCGCTCGACGACCAGGCGACCGCGGCCGAAGTGCAGGCGGCGCTCGAGGCGCTGTCGAACATCCCGGCCGGCGCGGTGACTGTCACCGGCAACCCGGGCGGTGTCTACACCGTCACCTTCGGCGGACTCCTGGCCGGCACGGACGTCGCGCAGATGACCGCCACCCCGACCGGCGGCACCGGCACGGTCACCATCGCCACCGGCACCGCCGGCGGCACCGAGGGCACCGGCGGGCTCGAGGTGTGCGCCGGCCACCTGTTCTCGTCGGTGAAGGTCCCCAACCTGCTCGACACCACGAAGGACGTCGGCGGCGCGCTGTTCGTCCACGGCTTCGTGAAGCTGTCGCGGCTGCCGTTCGGGCTCAACGCCAACGGGCAAAACGACTGCAAGCTCATCCACTACGTGCCCTGACCGGCGCCCGGACAACGCCACTGACGAGGAGAAACCATGGCAATCGTCTTCGACGGCCCGGTCGTGCCGGACGCCATCACCACCTTCATCCGGACCGTTCCGACAACCGCAGGGTTCGTGCTGGACCAGCTCCTGCCGAACCGCTACTTCAACGACAACGAGATCGACTTCGAGGAGCTGACCCGCACGAACAGGGTCGCCAGGTTCCGCACCTACGATGGTCGGCTTCACGTGTCCACCCGCGACACGGCGAGCACCAGCAAGGTCAAGCTGCCGCCGCTGTCCACATCGCTGTCCAAGGGCGAGTACGAGCGGCTGCAGTTGGAGTTCTCGCGGACCGGCGGCACCAACAACAACGCGCTGATCCAGGCGATCTACAACGATGCCGAGAACCTCACCCGCGAAGTCCTCAACCGGATGGAGTTGGCGCGCGGCGACGTGCTGACCGACTTCAAGTTCACGATGATGGTCGACGCCGACGAGCCGGCCGGTCTGGAAGCCGACTTCGGCGCGCCCGCTGGCCACCTGGTGTCACCGGCGGTGCTCTGGTCGGACACCACGAACGCGACCATCCTGACGGACCTGGTGGCGTGGAACGACGTGTACGTGCTCGACAACGGCGCCCCGGCCGGTGTGTCGTGGACGTCGAACAAGGTTTCGCGGCTCATGCAGCGCAACAAGGAGATCATCGACGCAGTGCACGGCTCGACCGCCGGCCGCACGCGCGTCACGGTCGGCGAGCTCAACGCGCTGCTCGAGTCCGAAGGACTCGCGGGTGTCCGCACCTACGACGCGAAGGTGGACGTCGACGGCGTCACCACCCCGGTCATCCCCGACGACCGGTTCCTGCTCACCCCGGCCGACCCCGGTCAGCTCGGCTACACGGCGTGGGGCATCTCGGCCACCGCGTTGGAACTGGTCAACTCGAACCTGGCCGAGCTGGCGTTCGAGAACGCACCCGGCATCGTCGGCGTGGTCGAGAAGAACGGCCCGCCCTACCGCGAGTTCACCTTCGTCGACGCTGTGGGGATGCCGGTCATCGCGAACCCGCGCGCCCTGATGGTCGCCGACGTCCTCTGAGGAGGTTCCTGAACATGCGGAAGCTGAACACGTACGTGCACGTCGGCGACGTCCGGTACGGGCCCGAAGACGTGGTACCGGACGAGGTGGCCGCCAAGATCACCAACCCGGACGTGTGGGAGCGGCGGGAGGACCCGGCGCCGGCCGCCGACCAGACGCCGCCGCAGACGCCCACGAAAGTCACGGCGGAGATTTCGCCCGTCACCAACCCGCCGGTGGTGGACCCGGACCGGCCGCGCGGCAACGCTTCCCGCGAGGAGTGGGCCACCTACGCGTCCGGAAAGGACATCCAGGTGACCGGCCAGATGAACCGCGACGACATCCGGTCCGCGGTCGAGCAGTGGGACGCCCGACAGGGCAACAAGCAGGACGCGTAGTCCCATGGCGACCGTCTACGCGACCGTCGAGGACGTGCGTGGGGCGTCAGATCGGCCGATCCCGGATTCGCGCGTGCCATACGTGCAGGGCCGGCTGGATGCGGCACACCGGCTGCTGCGGTCCAAGGCACCCGGCCTGGACTCTCGCGTGGACTCCGGCCTCCTCGACCCGGAATTGGTCAAGGACGTCATCGTCGAGATGGTCCTTCGAGTACTGCGTAACCCGTCAGGGTTCCGCTCGGAGACCGACGGCGACTATTCCTACAGCCGAGACACCCAGGTCGCGTCTGGTCGGCTCATGGTCACTGATGACGAGCTGGAGATGCTCGGGTTCGGGTCGGGCAGCACCTACAGCACGCCGGGCGCCGACACGGAGCTGGCGTGCGCATGGCGCCGCGACCCGCATCCGAGGCGGCACCGGTGAGCCTGCTCGACGAGGGCGATCAGGACGTCACCATCTACCCGATGATCCAGACCGATGGGCCTGACGGGGAGAAGGTGTGGCGGGCCGCACCGGACGACCAGGGTGTCCCGATTCTGGCGTCGGTGCAGCCGATCGGGAACGACAAGCCCGACGAGCTGGCCGCCGGCGGGCAGCAGGTCGAGACGGTCTACAGGGTGCGGCCAAACCGGTCAGAGACTGTCCCGATCGGACCGTGGGCCGGTGTCGGGTGGTCCGGGCGCCGCTGGGATGTGGTGGGTGATCCAGCGCAGCACAACGGATCCGACACCACCGCCCACGCCGTCTTCCGGATCCGCGCCCGCAAGCCCTCCGGTGTCTGACGGGAGGACCCGCACATGGCCGAGGTGCTGAACCACCAGGAGATGGACGACTTCGTCGCACACCTGCCAGAGGTGGCGGCGGCAGTCGACCAACTCGCGGCGCGCGTGGCAGCGAAGGCGAAAGCCAAGCTGCAGGAACACCGACGTACTGGCCGGATGAGCATCGAAACCGAACGACGCAACCCCGACAGGATCGTGTGGCTCGTCGACCCCGACGGTGGCGCCGTCGCCGCCGAGTTCGGGCACATCGCCGACAACGGCACCGTCGTGCAGCCGCTGAACATCATGGCCCAGGCCGCCGAACCGTGACGGGAGGTCGGCCGTGACGTACCCGCGGATGCTGCCCGACACCGACAGCCTCGTCATCGGCATCCTCGCGGCCGTGCTCGGCGCCGCGGCCCGCGTGGTCCCCGAGATCGAGGCCAACATGACCGACCACCTGACACAGGGGATCGGGTATGTGGTCGTCGAGTCCCGTGGCGGCGGTGAGCGGCACCCACAGTTCGCCGGCCTGTCCACCGTCGACATCAGCTGCTGGACCACCGACTCGCGGCGCGGCTGCGCGGATCTGGCCGAGGCGTGCCGGGTCGCCCTGTACATGGCGGTTCGGTCGCAGACCGTCCGCTCCGATGGGCACCTGTCCACCTACCGGCGACTGTCCGGCCCGATCCGCATCCCGTCCGGTGTGGACGCCGTGTGGCGTCTGCTGTCCACCTACGAACTGGGCACCAGGCCGCCGGCCGCGGCGCCCTGACCAAACCCACCATCCACTGTGGAGGAACCATGGCACTCGACGACGACTCCCCGATGGAGGCGGCGGTCGCCCACATCTTCGTCGCGGCATCGAACACCACCCCGCCGACGCCGACGAACATCAACGCGATGACGCTGCCGGTGCCGACGCTGGCCGGCTGGGTGAACTTCGGTCACACCAGCTTGGACAACGACTTCGCGCCGTTCCGTGACGGCGGCGACTCGACGGTCCGTGGCAGCCGGCAGAACCCGAAGTTGCGGGAGACGATCGCCGCGATCACCGAGGGCATGAACATCTCGTCGATCCAGGTGTTGTCCGAGACGCTGCAGTACTACTACGGCGGCGGCACCACACCGGGCGCCGGCATTTTCGAGATCCCGGTGACGCGCACCCCGATCGAGAAGGCTGTGGTGATCGCCTACTTCGACGGCACCAACGTGGAGGCCGAGTATCACGCCAGGGCCTCGATCATCGGCACCGGCGCGATGGTCAACGGCGCCGAGGGGTTCATGTCGTTCCCGCTACGGATGACGTGGCTGCAG